CCATGCAGGTACTGTATCAGTTCCTTTAGGTTTCCCTGGATGATTGTTTGTGTCTGCTCCGTTAAACCCATTAGGCATATCAGGAATCATCATTAGCATAGGTATGCCTTGGTCTTCAAACATTTCGAGAGAAAACATATTACCATAACGGTCTTTTTGAGTAATGCTTTTTATGTTATGCATTATTTCCCTCCTGTTGAGTTAACATAGCCACCTTGTGAGGCGTATACATATCCACCTTTGCTAAAAGAAGGATCATAATCCCCTCCATCATCATCATCGTTAGCCCCAAAGCTGCCACTGCCATCTCCCATAGGATCATCTGCACCGGAAGCTGCATCACTTGCATCAAAGCCCATACCGCCATCGCCCCAGCTATCACCGCCACTACTGTTGCCTGAAAAACTACTGCCACCTGAAGTTGGAGGATTAGATAGCTCATCTGCTAAAGCTTGCGATACTTTCTCATTATAGCTAGTGTCTTCTGAAGTTAAACCATAATCATAGTCGTTCTGAAGACCAGCACTTATATAGCTACCAAGATCTTCCCAAGAGTTTATTGCAGTAGGATCATACTCAGTTATGCCTGAAGTAGATGGACTTGAATAATCGGAAGGGATTGCATCATAATTATTAGCAATAACATTATCTATATTATAGCCATAATTAAAGTCTTTAAAATTAAAATCTGCAGGGTTAGTAATTCCAGTATTTAATTCAGAAGGCAAAGGTTCGTAAGTTGATCCTGGATTAAAACCAGGATCTAGCGTTTCTGTTTGATCTTTTTGATTTTCTGCATAATTGTTTACTGTTTGAGCTATATCATAAACTGTTTTAAAAGCAGCTAATGGAGCAGTATATGGATTAGATTTTAAACTTGCTGTTATAAATGCATTAAATACTTTATCTTGAATAGCCTTTGGAGTAGTCTCTTGTTTTAAAATATCAGAGCCTGTATTAAAAAGATTTTGTGAAGTTGTTGATATAGTTCCACCAATATTTTCTTTTATCTTGTTTGCATTTTCAGCTAACTGAGAAAGAGAAGGTACTGAAGGTGTAAAGTCAAAAGTGCTTTTTGGTTTAGCAGCTTCTTGTTGCGCTAAGATAGCCATCCGATCTCGCTCTTGTTTAGTGAGACCATCATACGCATACATAGGTGGGATTGTGCCGCCATATGACCAACCCATTGGATCATCAGTATCTTCAGCAGCCCCGCCACCGTAATTATCGCCTCCTCCAAAATCACCTGGACCTTCATTATCCCAACCGCCACCATCCCCTTGGTATTGACCATTCCAGTAATCATTTCCAATACCAACTTGAGTATTGCCCTGATCGCTTTTTTGTTTAGCTTTTTTAGCTGCCGCTGCTGCTGCTGCAGCCTTTTCTTTAGCTACTTGTTCTTCATAAGAAACATACTTTGGTAACTTTAATGCTGTAAAGTTTTTATTTTGAAGACCTTCTAAAATCGGATCAAAGGAAGGAATACTTGTATCATCTCTAAATCCAGGATCAACTGTAGGATTAGCAAGTGGTGCTAAGTTTGGATTTAATATTCTAAAACCCTGCATACTAATCTCCTTTGTTTAATGGTCCAAGACTAGGTAATAAGAAATTATCTTCTTTATTTTGTTCTTTACGATTTAATTGTTTTTTAAGTTCTTCTAATAGGCTAGTTGCAGTTTTATTTTTCTCTACTTTATCACCTTCAGCAGAATACAATGGTCCAACCTTACCGCCTTCGCTAAACAACTTTAATTTTTTAGCAAGGAGCAAACCACCAAGCCCTAGTCCTACTGGACCTAATGCTGCTAACATAGGTGCCATTCCACCAGCTGCACCTGCAGCACCCGCAGTTGCAGCACCAGTTAAACCTGGAGCGGTAGCCGCAGCAAGCTGTCCACCAGTCATTCCTGCAGTTTTTGCTACAAGTGGTGCTGTTGCTTTACCAGATCCAAGAATTGCTTGTGCCATACCTGGAGACATCCCGCCTCCAAGCATTCCACTTGCAGACATAGCTTTACCTGCAGATGCACCTTGTAATGCGCCTAGCTGCGCACCAGTCATTGCTTGTGGTGATACAAAGCTAGCAAGTTGTCCTGCCTTAGACATTCCTTTGTTAATCAAAGGGTCAATAAAAGTATCTGATGCCTTATTCATTGCTTTACTAGTAGCAATATCTACCATTTGAGAACCAGCACTTTTTTCTTGTTTAAGTTGAGGAGGGGGAGGGGCTTGAATACCTGTGCGTAAAAGCCTTTCCCGTCTACGTCTTTCTGCTTCTGTTAAAGCTTCTGGACTAGATGCAATTCTAATTGCCATTATTTACCACCTCCACCAGTAGTAACTGATGACTTAGGTGCAACCCCTGAAAGCCTTCCAAAGAAACGATCTAACGCAGTATCTTGCGCAGTTAACTCTGCCTGTGTTTGTTGCTGCACAGTTGTACCTGCATCACCAAGATTTTGAACGCCTTGCATAGCTGCTTCTTGTCTTGCTTTTTGGTACTCACCTGCGCGACCTGCTAAAGCAGATGCTAAAGCCTTTTGACCACGCGCAGAACCATAAGTTCCTCCGCTTGTAGCTTGTAATGCGTTAGAACCTGCTAACCCTAACAGCGATCCTTGTTCAGCAGCGCGAGTATCGTATATCCCACTGCCTGTCATTTGATCTCTTGCAAACTTTGCTTGTTGGTTAAGTGCTTCGGCTTGCATCGGGTCAAATCCTGCAATGACTTTAGATGGATCGTTAATTTGTTTTTTTAATAAATTTTTAGATAAACCAAGACCATACTTAATATCAGGTTTAAATTCTTTATCAATTCCTGATACAGTTGTTGAGCTACCGCCACCACCACTACTCATATTTATTCTCCAATTTCATTATTAATCTCCTGAGACTATACCGTGTGCTGAGTAGTAAACTTCTGCACCGAATTTTAATTGTAATAACTTAACATAATTTTTTGAATGAATACTTTCACGAATAGAGTCTGCTCTCCAACGAGTACCTCCATGTTTCTTTACATGTTGTATCATATAATTAAATAACTTAATAACTGTAAACGGTGTGCTATTATCTTTATCTACAATACAATCTTTTACATCCATAATATAATTACCATTATAATAACTTTCAAATGTAGATGCTAATAAGAAACCAGATAGCTTGTCATTGTTATACTCAGCAATAGCTAAATAATTAGGATTGCCTTTCTTTTGTTCTAGCATAATATTCATAAAAAAAGAAATCCACATAGTTTCGTTTCTTTCGTATCCACCATATAGATTTTCTTTTGTTGATTTATTCATTAACTGTATTGCCTCAAATACAGAATTGTCCTCAAGTATTTTAATCATTTTTGTATCCTTACTTTTAAATCAGCAAAGTCACTAGCAGCTTCAATGTCTGCTAGCAACTTTAAGTTTTGTTGTTCTAAACTGTTAACTAATGTAATAAGCTCTAACAGCGTAAAAGCTAAAACGTTATCTTCAGAAATAGGTGGATTTTGAATTGCCATTATTTAACTCCACCTTTATTAATTCCTAATTGAAGACCTGAAATATTCCAGTTGTTAGGATTAGTGCTTGTATAACTACTGCTAGTATCTGCTAAAGCATCATCTACTCTATAGTTAAGGAAACGCCCAGTTATTCTAATATCTGATTTATAAGAATCTGAAACAACAAAATCATTTACTGTAAGCTTATTTGCTTTTGAATTAGCTTGTGTATTATCTTCTGCAACAGTAAGATATGCTGGTTCTCCTGGATAGTTAGTTCCTCTTGCTCTTAATTGTAACGTAGCCCTATTTAACTCTCCACCAACCGAGATTGCAGTGCCGCCATCTGCCCATAAAGAAATACTGTTTATTGTTTCAGTATCAAAGTTAGGCGTAATAGACATCTGTTGACGTTCAATATAAGATACATAAGGTGTTCCGTCAAATGTATAAGTTAAATCAGCTGCTCTTATTCTATTAAAAAGAGTTCCGTTATCGTAACCACTTTGAACAAAAATAGGATATCCCTTATTAGGGTTAATCTGATCAACTTTCCAAGGGCGTACAACATCAAATGTAGTACTAATACCTGTCCCTGCAGTGCTTTGAGTAGGCGCACTTGCTGCGACTGTATTACCTTCTGCTACCGCAATTAATGCTGTTGTAGTAGGGGCTACACTTGCAGGTACTAACTCAACAAATGGGCTATATGTAAGGACATATTGCGCTGAAGTACTAAACTGACTTGGTCCAATATCAATACTTGTAGGTGCAGAAGCGTTATCAGGTGTAACAACTAGCGCATTGTTAGTGTTAATTGCACCAAGCGCAGCTAATAAAGCGCTTTGCATTGTAGCTACTGCACCATTATCCTTAGCTTCTTCAGTCGGAGTCTGTGGAGCATCTGCGTTGTAATACAAAGCAAGATATGCTGCATCGCTTGAAACTCCAGTATCACCATAAGTATCATCATCTTGCGCTGGGGTGAAGTTAGGATCTAATAGTCTTCCTGGACCTTCTCCGTAGTGCCGATCAAATGCTACAACACTCCCTGCTGCAGTATTAATAGTAATCGTTACACGAGTCATTTTAGCATAAATAGGTTCTACGCCTTCCGTAACCGAAATATCACTACCGGTAGAGTTAGTTATTAACGGACTAACTCCTGTACCTGTTCTAGTATCACCATTAACTACTGTATATGCAAACGTACCTGATACATTTTTTCTAGTAGCGCTAGTAAAAGTAAGTACATTACTGCTTCTGCTTAAAGTAAAATAAGTAGTATCAGTCCATGCTGCTTCTAATGCAGTAGCTATTTCAATAGCTGTTATTTCTTCTACATTAGTAGGTGAGCTACCTGAATCTGGATCAAAAGCAGCAGTACTATCAAAGTTAATTGTGATAGCATTACCTTCAGGCGGCGTAAGAGTAATACGATCTGTATTAGTATGCGCTGCTCGACCTGCTCTTGTTTGTGCGCCAGTAAAAGTAGCATTATTAAAGCCAGTTGGTAATGTTCCAGTGCTTGCTACTGCAACACTAAAATTATTTGTTTGAACCCCAACTGCAGCTGCTGTAGCTGTTACTAACCCTGTTCCTGTTGAAGTACTAAACCCAGCGTTTGCATTAATTATTGTACTTATTGCAGTAACTACACTAGCTCTTGATTGAGTTCCAGGAAGCGGTGTGCTACCTGTTGTTCCATCAGGAAACGTAACAGTCATATTAGGTATAGGTATATTGTTGTTTACACCTGTTGTAACTACCGTAACAGAGTCAGTAAGATTACCACCAAATTGTGTTTCAGTATACGCTGTACCGCTATAACTAGTCGAAAATGCAATTGTTAATGCACTATGATTTCCACCATTAACCGAAGTAAACCTTACATTATTGCCATCAGCTGCAACACCGTAAATAGCATTAATATTACCATTAAACACAGAAAGAGAAGACAACTTAGTAATAATATCATCTCTAATCGCCGTTTGACTTGTGAGATTTTTGCTAAGAGTGATTGTTTCGTTGATTGCACTTTGTACCCCGCCTACGGCTGGTGCCGTAATAGTCATTGAGATTGAAGGGCTAAGCGCCGCTGTAATGCCATATACGCCGACACCTGTAACAGTAGAATTAGGTGTTATATTAGTTGTTGTTCCACTTCCTGATACTGCAAAAGTAGAAGTGCTGAAAGCACGAGATCCTGGAACATCAGATGTAAGTGTAAGAACATTAGATGCTGCCGTAGCAGTAAAATCAGCTAATGCGTTATTTGCATTAATGTAATCTTTAATAGCCTCTACAAACTGTGCCATTGTAATAGTAGCACCGTCTGCATAGTTAGTTCCAAGTATAGAGCTAGCAGGAAAACTAACATTACCAATACTAGAATCACCATTAATAATTGCACTAGCACCACCGTCAAGGTGTGTAGTTTTATTGCGATCATAAGTAAAAGTTGTTGCTGATGGGTAAGTTAAAGTACTTACTGCGTTAACTGTATTTGGACCTGTATCACCTGTAATTGTAAGGTCTACAACTTCAGACACATCAGTAGTAAAACTAGAAAAGTTTCCTACTGTAACTGTTTTAATTGCTTTAGTGCCAATAGTAGGCTTCGGTGTTTTACCATTAATAGTTACTGCCTGTATTTCTTTTTTACCACGATTAGTGTAACCTGCATTACCGCTATCGCCAGTTGCAGTAATAGTAGCAGTAGGTATACCGCCACCTCTAATTGGGCCGACATCACCTGCAGCTATTGCATTAAGATCTCTAATAGTCCAAGTATTATCCCTGTAATTCCAGATAAGAGCTTCGTCACACTCTCCTCCAGTTGAATTAAGCGTAGGATAACATACCCATATCTCTAGCTCTTGGTGGTTTTGTAAAAGAAACAATTGTCTTTCATGGATAGGGTTTAGATTATTATAAAAATATTCTTTAACCTTACCTTGAGCTAACGACTGTATTGTACCTGGATTTCCACTAAATACATAAATATCATTAGATCCAACTACAAAATGCTTACCATCATATTCTTTTACTGCACCTCTAACTAAGCAACCGTATTCATCTGTTACTGGTGAAAAGGCTACTGGTGCATTAAGTCTACCAGTAAGACGCATTACATGAATACTATCAGTACTATAGATATACATATTACCTTGTACTGATTTCATTTCTTGAATAACATTAGTTTCTGATAATGTAAATTCATCAGCAGTACTAACACCAGCCGCAAAAGGATTCCAGTTATTAGGCACTGATCCTGGGACAGCTACGTCTGAAGTACGAACTACTCCTGAAAGTCGTCTAATAATATTAGCACCATCAGTTTCAGTTAAATCACCAGCTACTAAAAGATTACCAAATGATTCAACAATACCAGCTCTTACATTAACTGGATTTCTTGATTCAATAGTTACTTTAATTTCATCGCTAATTGTTAACCCACCAATAACCAGTACTGTCGTGTTAGTTGCTGTATCTGTATAGATTTGAAAATGATTACCTGTTACAGTAGGCGTAGGCGAAGGATAAATTCCTGAACAAAATTAGTATCGTTAACTGTACCTGTTCCTGCAGGTGTTCCTGCCTGTGCAGTTTTATTATTTGTGCCTGTGACTACAATTTCATTAGTAGTAAAATCTACTTTTTGTCCAAGGTCAAAAACATTAGTAACACCTGCAGCAAACACATCATCTACAATTGTTTGTTCCACATGATAGCTATCCCAGCCAGGAAGCTCTGCAAGTACAAGATTATTAATATTTGTATTACCTGCAGGGTCTAGTATGTAATGAGGTTTATCAATACCGTTATTAATAATAAAAGTAAAACCACCACTAAATAATGTATGTTGCCAACCACTTGTTGTAAAGGCAAAGCCATTACCGCTATTAAGACTACTAGGTGTTATATTACGTTTTACACCTGTATGATCTTGTATATAGATTTCTTGGCCTACAATAACACCTGCAGTTACTTTATCTACTACCCATAAGTAATAAACACCTGTTGGTTGTAAGTTAGGATTTTCCCATACTGCAATATATCTAGCTTGACCAGTTACTCCTGCAATATTATTAAGCAATAACTCGCCTTCCATTTTACGAACAGCGCCATCTTTAAATCTAACATTCTTTACATCTGTAAAAATGTTTTCAGCTAAGGCAACGGGAGGAGTGTCAATAACTACTCCTTTCGATGCAATATCGACAACAGAAATAATTTCTTCTGCCATTTACTCCTCCGTTATATTATTGTTAAGCGCACTCTTTTTGGCCAGTAAGCGGGTCGATAAAGCAAGCTTCTGCCTTTCCCGTTTCTTCAACCATTGTCTGAGTTTCGCTAGATATCTTCGTTTCTTCTTCCACGGTTTCGTTAAGTATGCCGAACCTTTTACCACTAAGTCTGAACGTTGTACATCCTTTCGCGTTGCCTTTCCAGGCATCAACATAGACTTGTTTGAACTCATCATATGTTACATCTTCTCCTACATTGCAAGTTTTAGAACAAGCTGAATCAACGTAGTTTTGTGCTAGTAAGAGAACTTTAAGGTGATCTTGTACACTAATATCATTAGCGCCTCGGCCTTCAACACCTTTAGAATAAGCATAATCCATCACGCGTTCAACCTTTGGACCTTCAAATGTTTGAATTGTTCGGTCATAATAATGACTAAACACAGGCTCAATGCCGCTTGATACATTATCTGCACATAGGCTAATTGTTCCTGTTGGTGCAATACTAGTCAAGTGACTATTACGTATACCGTTTTCTTTAATTAAATCAAATACATCTGGGCTTAGTGTATTAATAAAATGGCTATCTAAATATTTTTCATTGTATAGCGGAAACGCTCCTTTTTCCTTGGCAAGCATTGCTGATGTACGATAACACTCATCTCTTAGTGTTTTAAATACAGCTTCCATCCAAGCAAGAAACTTATCTGTTCCATAAAGGTAGCCGAGCATTTCTCCGGCATTTGCCAATCCTGTAACACCAAGTCCCATTCTTCGTTTATTTCGTGCTTCATCTTCTTGTTCCTTTAGCGGATAAATAGTACGATCTACGACATTATCCATTGCACGAACTACTTCTTTAATGTCTGCTGACATTTGAGCATAGTCAAAAGTGTTATGATCATATTCGTTTTCAATTACATACTTAGTTAAATTAAAAGAGCCTAATAGACAAGCTCCGAAAGGTGGGAGTGGTTGTTCACCACAAGGATTAGTAGCTGCAATATCTTCACAGTACCATAAGTTATTCATTTCAGCAATACGATCAATAAACAAAACACCAGGCTCTGCCCAATCCCAAGTTGATTCCATAATCTCATTCCAGAGATCGTTAGCATCAATTGTTTCGTATACTTTACCTTCAAACACTAGATCAAAGCCTTCACCTGTTTCTAGACATTCCATAAACTTATCAGTAATACCTACAGAAATATTAAAACCTGTTAGCTTATCGTTGTTACGTTTAGCTCGAATAAAATCATATACGTCAGGATGATCAATCCGTAGTACGCCCATCTGTGCGCCTCTGCGGTGTCCACTGCTAGCAATAGTCTGACAAATAGAATCATAGATACCCATAAATGATACTGGACCACTTGACTGAGACTCAAGAGAAACAATCATATCTCCACGAGGACGAATATGGCTAAAGTCATAACCAATACCACCACCACGGCGCATAGTTTCTGCTGCCTGTGTAGCACGAAGCATAATACTGTCCATTGAGTCTTCGATTGTACCACTAACAAAGCAATTATAAGCGGTAGTAATCCGAGGGCTACCCATAGCATTTTGTACTCGACCTGCTGGTAGAAATCTTAGATTACCTAAAATATCTTCTAGTGCATATTGATGCGTATCGTTATCACAGAGTGCCTTTGCAATGCGTTTAATCTTTCCATCAAATGTTTCATCTTGTAGTCTATATTTCATACGATCGATTTCTTCTGAAATAGGCATCGATGGACCTGTATACTCTGTGTTTCTCATAGTTAACCTCTATAATATATAATGACGATTTTCCCCTTATAGGGCGTTTTATATACTACGCATACGAGCTACGAGACGGTCTGCTCTGTTAGTTACTTGTTGATACCAACGACTATCAACCATTTCAACTGCAGCCTTGTGATAATCACCAGCGTCTACAGCAGCCTTCATACCTTTAAATTTACTAAGTCTAGGTCTTCCCATATTAAACATCATATTAGCAATAATTAATTGGGCTTCTTCAGGCAAAACTTCAAAGTTGGAGTATAATTGTGCGCACTCTGATAACACTGTTTCGACATCTTTAGCAAAGCACTCATTGACTCTATCTTCTGAGACTGACGTTCCAACTGGCTGTCCATATTCAGGATCGCTATTAAGAACAAGATGACCAATACCAAAGGTAGGGAGACCAAGATGATCAAGGTAAATCTCATATTTACACCCCTCATCTATTTTTAATTCTTCTCTAAGTTTATCTATATTCATTTAGCTTTCCCCTTAACCTTTTCAAATGTTCTAAGACCACCAAGACCAAGCATACCCATAAGTACTGTCATAAGTGTTTCCATTTCAAACTCAGGTAAGGTAGGGATTTCTACTGCAAACCAGCTAACAAAGAATATAGTCATAGGTAAACCTACAAAGTGCCAAAATAGGGCAATGCCACATGTCCACCCAATAAAAGGTCTCCAACCAGCCACAAATATATTACGGCTAGCTGCTTCTGCTTTGTTTATTTCTAATTGGCCTTTAGCTAATTCTTGAGCATGTCGTTCACCCATAGTTGCTAGCTCATGTGCTATTCTAGCTTTCTCATCTGCATCAGGAATAAACTTATCTAGTAGTCCTGTTACTGGTCCTATTAACGCTGATATCATAGTTGTGTCCCCTTTAAAATATCACATCTAAATTTTTTTGGTTTTATTGTACCTTTATTTATTTCAAGAATAGCATTGCCCATTTCATAAGCGCGGCTAACACACTGCTCTCGCGTTTTATATGGTCCTCTCGCGTCTGTATATTCCCAACATTCTGTTGGTGCAAAAACACTACAGGCCAATACTATTGTTTTAAACATAATTTCTCCTTATGAATACATAAATACAGCAACTATAAGCCCAATAGCTATTGTTGCTACTGAGACTGCTAACATTATGCTTTGAAATAATTCTTCTATTTCTTTTGCTTTTTTTAATTGTTCTCGCTTTAACTCAGCCGCTTTTGCTTTCTGTTCTTGTATACGCTTAGCTCTTTCATCTATAATAGACTTCCAAGTGCCATGACCAAATCGCATATCAACCATAGCAGCTACCTCTTTAAGCTTTTCAGCTGCAAGTCTAGCGTCAATAACTTCAGCGGCAACGCCTCCAATGTCTCCAAAGTTATTAACACCTGATCTTTGATTTCTTTTTTGTTGTACTTGTTTCTCGCCCTCAAACAACTTATCTATATAACCAGCTATTTCACCAACGTCATTAGCAGTACCTATCATACTTTTAATTCCGTCAACGGCTCCTTTAACTAAAGCTATACCTGCCATTGTTTCCGCGATCATTATTTTTTACCTCACATTTTCATTAATAGGGAGGATGCTAAGCCAACAATTATTACCGTTGACCCCATTATCATAGCTTCCAAACGCCACAAGCGTTTATCTAAGCCAGATAGTTTATCTTCTACAGACGCATAGCGAATAGCACATTCTTTTTCGTGTGCTTCTAGCTCTAGTGCTACACGGAGTTCTGGGGTGACTGACTGTTCTAGTTTCATCAGCCAGCGATTTCCATAAGAGTAAAACTTGAGTAAGTACTTGAAGATGACGGTGAACCTTCAATTCTTGTAGTATTTGAAGTTGTTTCACTAGCAATTTGAATTTTATATGTAACTTGTGAAGTTGTTGCTGGAGAGTCTAAACTGAAAAGACTAACAGAATCATAAACGTTTCTATTATTCGCACCGCTATCTCCAATGTATACACCCACAAACTGTTTGTGAATAATAGTCGTACCTCTTAATAAAGCAATATGTCCTCTGGCGTTTACAGTGTTACCAGCGTTGTTATCAAGTCTTGCTGTAACCATAACTAATATTTTGCTGCTGCTGCTTTGAGGGGTAATTGATGCAGTAAAACCAGGAACATCTGTAAAAGCAGTAGATGTTTGTAAATAATTAGAAGTTGGAGGAGTGCCTTGTACAACCTGCAACACAGTACCACTAGGCAAACCAGCAGATGTGACTGCGGTAAGAGACTGATTATTTAATTTTGTTAATGCCATATCTGTCTCCTACTGCGCTGGTGCTAAATACTGAAAGCAAATGTATGTTTCATTACGGTCTGTATTGCCGTTAATGATTGAGCCGGTAGCCATTGACCCAGCTTGCAATTG